AAAGAAGGAAAAAAAAAACGGGGGGGGGGAAAACCCCCCGCCACCTTTTCAACATCATTGTAAATCAACGAGGTGAATTATGCAATATTTAGAATGGCTGATTAATATAGTAACTATTATTGTTTTGATACTAGCAATTAAACGTTTAGTTAGAGGGTGATAAAATTGAAATTTGAATTAGATGATATTATGACCACACAAGAGGCTGCAGAGCGCTGGAATGTTACTGCTGACTCATTGAAACAGAATTGTAGAGGTCGTGTAAAGAATGGATTTAAAGAAGGCGAGTTTAAGAAATCGGGTAAGAACTGGCTTGTAACAAGGCAAGGGATGGAAAGACTGTATGGTAAAGAAGCATAAATAAAGATTTGCCTTTTCATCATTTCTTCATGTATGATTAATGAAAGGATTATAAACTAATCTTAACAAAGGTTGTGATGTTAAGGAGGCAAATATTATGAAAGGAAAAGGACAACAAAGTACTGTCTATGATGTGGCGAAATATATCATAGATAATTGGGGCCCAATGTCCGCTATGAAATTACAAAAATTAGTTTTTTATTCACAAGCTATGGCAATGGTATGGGATGATGTGCCATTATTTGAAGATGATTTTGAGGCTTGGGCGAAGGGGCCTGTATGCCATAATCTATTTAATGCACATAAAGGAAAATTCATGCTTTCTGATAGTTCATTTTTAGATTCTTATAATCCAGATATTGAGAATATATCAAGTGATCATAAGGAGACCATTAATGTAGTGATGAGTAGTTTAGCTGATTTATCCCCATTTGAATTAAGTGAGATGACTCATAGTGAGGCACCATGGATAAATGCAAGGGGCGATACTCCAGCAGGGGCTTTTTGTAATAATATCATACCAAAAGATGATATGTTAGCATTTTATCAAGAGAATTGGTGATTATTGAATAATGAAGCGGCCAAAAAGAAATATTGATAAGAGTGTAAAGCAAAGTAATACAAGACGTAACTATGATACAGAGCTTTTTAAGTGGTCATTTAAAGATTGTTTTTATGAACATCAATCATGGGGGACTTTAGGAGCATGCGATTTGATTGTTGAAATCATTTATAAATTAGAAAGTTATGAAACTCAGATATGGACTGATTTAAAAAATGCTTCTGGAGGAAAAAGGGATAAAGGTGGCTCAAATAATCATTTTATTGATGCTACAAAATTGCCGAATTCATTAAGAAAAGAATACATAAGGCGTAACTTGATGGAGAGTTATGACAGAGTTTTTTCTTTGAGACTAACTGGTACAAAACGATTAATCGGATATGTACGACAAGGTGTATTTTATATATTATGGTATGATCCTAACCATCAAATATTTCCTTGCTCTATTTAAGGGAGCAAGTACCATTAGACAACTATGCCTCTTTTGAAAATAAATATTTGCCCCTTTTATATAAGGGGAGATAAAGCCACTGCAGATAATGCGGTGGCTCTTTTTGTTGTGAAAGGTTAGTGGAACAAAATTGTGCCACTAAATTTTGGTAGCCGAAAATTCCGCCACCAAATTTTAGTTTAAGAAAAGTTTATTTGACTTATGAGTTCACTAAGTATATTATTTACTTATGGAACTCATAAAGTGAGGTGATGAAATGAAGGGTTCAAAAATGGGAAGACCTGTTATAGGACTACCTAAGACTAATGATTTAAAAGTACGATTAGATGATGAGGTACATAATAAAGTTATTGAATATGCTACAAAGTATAAAATAACTAAAGCTGAGGTAGTGAGACTAGCAATTCAGGACTTCTTCAAAAAAAAATAAGACAACTACCTACCGTGGAAAGTTGAGTAGTTGCCTTATGTACTGGAGAACATAGTTCTCATGAAATATTATATCATGAATGCTATGTTCCTTTAAAGAAAAAGGAGAGTATCATGAAACAATTAGTAGTAATTAGTAATAATCAAATCGTAGTATCAAGTAAAGATATAGCGGAACATTTTGGTAAAGATCATAAAGTGGTGTTAAGAGCAATCAGAGAAATTTTGGTGGAACAAAATTGTGCCACCAAATTTTACCAAGAAATTACACATCAAAATCGTGGGAAAGATTATAAAGCATACCTTATGAACCGCGATGGCTTTTCACTCCTTGCTATGGGCTTTACAGGAAAGAAAGCATTACAATGGAAGCTAAAATATATTGAAGCTTTCAACGAAATGGAAGAAACATTAAAACAAGGCTATTTAGAAGAGCCTGTAAACCCAAGTGAACTACATTGTAAGACATATAAAGGTGTACCTGTCATAACCATTGGTGATTTTGCAGAAATAGTAAAGAGAAATAGAACAAGTATTCTATGGCATTTAAAAGATAAAGGCTTGTCATATCAACTTTTGGAAAAGGAAGAAGTAACTGCTTATAAGGAAGAAAATAACCTTCCTTTACATAGCGCTATTTCCAAGCTAATTGTATTTACGGAATCTACGGCATATAAACTAACTTGCATTATGTACAATAATGTAGATCCTATTAATTTAGAAATTGCTAAATATTTTAATAGACAACCTGTAACAACAGTTAAGTCTGTAGTACCGATTGAAGAAAAAATAGGAATTGATTATGAAAGTGTTAAAGAGTACATAGAAGAAATGGAAACAAACATATCTCTAATGAGAGGTATGGTAAAACATTTAACAGAGTTTAAACGTACAAGAGAAGAACACAAATATCAAATGAAACTAATTCGTGAAATAGGATTTAACATATTTGATGGCACAGGGGACTTAGAAAAAGTGGTTAATAGCCGTATTCAATAGAAGAAAATAACGCTTGCCCCTTTTATATGAGGATTGAAAAAAGCCACTGCACATGATGCGGTGGCTCATTTTTTATTTATTTGCAAGTACTTTACCCATATTTGTAATAGCTGCATTTACTTCTTGTTTCATTTCATCTGTTACATGAGTGTAAATAGCAAGTGTAGTACGTGGCTCATTGTGGCCAACACGTTCCATAATTGCTTTTAGAGGAACATTAGATTCAGCAAGAATAGAAATATGAGTATGTCTAAAGGTGTGGGTGCTTACTGGTTTTGGGAAACCAAGTTTTTTTATAGTTCTATTCACATAATGTAGATCATATGGCAAGCCACCATCCGTAACAAAGATATAGCCTAGGTCAGCAAATTTAGATTTCCATAATCGTCTTGCTTGATTAGCAGTTATAAAGTGATTAATAATTTGTACAGCACGTGCATCCAATTTCACCTTGCGAATAGAATGAACATTCTTTGGTGGAAGGCGCATAGCAGGGTCAGAAAAGCTACCACGATTAGATAAAGTAGCGTTTACATCTATTTCCGCATTTTCTACATCGTAGTCTTGAGTGCGTAACGCTACCATTTCACCAAATCTAAGACCAGTTAAAGATTGAAATTCACATAATAGGGATACATGATGATTGATAGTATCTAATTGTGATAGTAAATCTTTTAGTTCATCTTTAGTTAGAAATTTAGAGCGCTGTTTCTTGATGCGGTCTACATCCGCTACTGGTTTTTGTAATTCGATATTGTCTAAGAATGAAATATCACGAATATATTCCATGCGCCTAGCATACTTTAATGATTGTCTAATAAGACTAAGGGCCAGTTTTGTATAGTTGTAGGAATACTGGCAAGCAAATTTATCGAATGTGCTTTGGATAATGTATGGTGAAAGTTTAGATAGTAATATATCAGCAGGAAACCATTTTATAATTTGTTTGTGTAGATTATCCATACTATATTGTGTAGATGATTTTCTAAAAGCACGTTTAGATTCTAAGTATTCAGATACAACATCATTCAATGTCATATCTTTTGCAATATCTGTATTAGTGGCCAAGTCAATTTTATTTTGTAATTCAGCTTGTGCGATTTTGTAGGCTTGCCTACTATTACTATTTAAGGTAACAGATATTCTTTTGGTTTTACCGCTATATGGATCTATATAACGTTCTTGAAACTTATACTTAGTAATACCAGCTTTGGTAGTTACGGTTTCACACCACATGAAAAATACCTCCTAGGCTAAAAAATGGTATAAGAAATAAGCCTTAGAGGTATGGTATAATATAAATATGCGGTGTCTCTAAGGCATCAAGCCTCTATCTAGTAGTAGCTAGATAGGGGCTTTTTTATTTTGTCTAATATTTTTCTGTATATTGGACTATTTAAAAATATAGTCCAATATAATGAGATATATTGGACTATAAAAATATATAGTCTAAAAAAGATTAAAATATTAGACTTAACTATCTATAATACTTAATAATTTTGGACAAATAAATGTTCTGTTTTTAGCTTTATCTGAACTAATTAAAATATTTTGATCTACCATTTTATTCAAAAGTGTAAATACAGTTTGCTTACTAGCATTGATTTCTTCGATAAGTTGTTTACTTGTAAATATAGGATGCTGAAAAATAAAGTCTAAAATTGGAATGAAGTAATATGATTTTATAGAATCACCTAAAGATTTAAACTGTTCATATAAAGCTAAAATATTTAAAGCTTTCTTGGTATTGTTATGGGATTCAGCAATTATGCCACTTAGGAAAAAATAAATCCAAGATACCCAGTTATTACTTTTAGAAATATTGGCTAAATTATGAATATACTCATCACGATTACGTTCGAAATAAGAGCTCATGTAGAATATGGGAGACGGAATAATTCCACGATAATAAAAGAATAGAGGAATTAGCAATCTGCCTATACGTCCATTACCATCTTCAAATGGATGGATCATTTCAAATTGTGCATGAATAATAGCTGCTTGAATTAATGGATTTATCTCATCATGGTGGAAATACATTTCTAGATTAGACATATAAGAATCTGTTAGTTGTGGAGAAACAGGTGTATAAGAAATAAAATCATATCCACCGATATAGTTTTGTAGTTTTTTAAAAGCACCAGGATGTTTTGTAGACCCACGAACATTATCTAGGAGAATGGCATGCATTTCTTTAATAATTTTTATTGTTAATGGTTCTTTACTATTGGGATTTGATAATTGATTATATGGTGAAATAGTATCTAATGCATGTTTTAATGCAGAACGATAATTTAGAATTTCTTTTAACTCATCATCTTGAATATCAGTTTGGTTACCAGCTTCATGATTAAGAATATCTTCAAGCGTTGCGTGAGTACCTTCTAATTTAGAAGATAACACGGCCTCTTGTGTAGTGATAGGTGATAAAAGCAAAATAGGATTCGGCGTATTAACTAAAAAGCCTTTATATTCACCTAATGCCATATTCGCCTCGGAAGATAGTTTAATTAATTCAGGAGTGAGTAAATTAAAAGTATCAAAAGGTAAACGTTCAGGCTCATATGGTGGCGGTGCAGATCTACGCAATTCTACAAGCCTTTCATCCGTAATATTAGACATAAAATATAACTCCTATAAAATAAGCAACATAATATAATTGGAAAGTTTTACAGTATATGATGATAAAAATCAATAGTTTCTAACATATCATCTGTAAGTTCTTTCCGTCTTACCATATGTTCAATTAAATTAACATGATGATCTATATGAAAATCATCATTAATGATATGCAGCAATTCATGCTTTACTTCATTACGCATATCTTCAAATGACATATTCTTGCGAATATAAATATTGTGTACACCTTCATCTTCCCCAGTAGATGAAATGGCTTTCACATTAGGAATATCACACTCAATAATATTAACAACCACTCTCTAACATCCCCCATTACAAGTTTATTTGTGTTTAAGTTTGAGTAATTCTATATATTCTACAGCTTTTTCCATATCTTCCTTTGAGATGCCACGAGATGCGGAGAATAACATACGCATTTCTGGACGAGTGCGAAGCATTTCCGCATATTCTGCAGTATCTTTATTTAAATAATACTCTTCATCTGTAGACTGGGTTAAAGACTCCATTTGCTCTGTAGTAATACCAAGGCCTTTGCAAATTTTAATTACATTGTCAATTGATGCACCGCCCACATTTTGTAAGATAGAGCGCAATGTACTATATGGCATATCAATTCTTTGGGCAAAACCTTTAACAGTATCAATTTCCGCTATGCGTGCTTTTAAAAATTCTTCTCGTGTCATAGTTAAACTCCTCTATATATTAACTATATATACATATACTATCATTTGTAAAACGAAATATCAATATTTAAATACGAAATATCATATATAAACAATAGTTAAACGAAATATCACATAACTTAAATTGGACAAATGCGAAATATCGCACTATAATAAAAGCATAATCAATGCGAAATATCGCACCAATAAAAAGGAGGTGAAAAATATGTATGCTAATTTATTGGCAGAAATTGCAAGAAAAGGGTGGAATAAAAAAGTATTAGCAAAAACGCTAAAGTGGAGATATGCAACATTAATTGACAAATTAAATGGGAAATATCCACTTACACTTGAAGAAGCGTTGAAGATTAAAGATACATTAGGCACAGATTTGCCAGTAGAAACTCTTTTTTTTAAACAATAACACGAAATATCATACTTTTATAAAGAGGTGAAATCAAATGAAAGAGAAAAAGTAAAATGCCCCAAATGTAATGTGGAAGTAATTGATGGAAACTTCTGCGAACATTGTGG